ACTAAAAATTCTAGTAATTTTATATTTTCAAACTTTTTCATAAAAATTACTTGAACTTTATATAGTTAGCTACTCCTCTATTTTTCGGTTTTGCCTTCGACAAATCTCGAGAAAGCTTGATGCATACCAGTACTAGCTAAGCCCATTAAAGCTCCATAAACTGCATTTTCGATTGTCATACCACTGACTGCTAAATTCAAAACCAATCCAACAAAAGCTAATACAGTAGGAATATACTTGTTCGGAAAGCTTTCAAAAGATGTTTTCAAAATGTAGCCTACAATTAAACAGGCTACTACAACTACCAAAACAAAATATTTACTTAAATCTACAAAATCCATTTTTTATTCCTCCTATGTCATATATAAAAAAGGCTAGATATTCTAGCCACGTTAATAATTTTCACTGGTAATTTTTTTATACTGATCAGCCGTAATGATTCCTTTTTCACAGAATTTTCTTACCTGTTTATCAGTATATAATTTCAGATCATAAAATCTTTTAATTTTTTCAAACATAGACTAAGCCTCGCTTTCTTCTAGAAGTGTATCTGTCATTAGTGCTGTATACATGACCTGCGCTTCAATTTTATCCTGTGCCGTTGCTTGCTGTTCTGGATCAACAACTTTAGGTTTATCTTCTTCTGCAACCTCAATCACTTTACCTTCTACAAATCTATAGTTATATCTACCGTATTCATCAACTAACCCTTTTTCTAGATATAGACCTTGAGCATGAGCATATTTATCACCTTGCCCTTTGTCAATTTCTGTCATTGTTTCGATTTCTTCTTGTGATAAAAAGATTTCTGAATTAATAGATGTGATGTATCCATCTTGTAAGGATACGTATACTTTATATTCGTTTTCCATAGCTCCTCCTAATAAATCTCTGCATCTGCCGTTACTGTAACATCTAAAGCATAAGAACCGCTTGATGAGGTTCTTCCATATAAATAATAACCATTATCATTACTACCTTTCATAACTAACGTAGATTGTGTTACGCCGACGGAATACGTTGAATCGATATTAAAGGTCGGATTAATTCTAAAGTTTCTGAACACAAATAAATCCTCATTTATAAACCCTTCTGGATTGGATGTGCCATAGAAATGCAATACCATAAAATTGTAATATCTTCTACATTTCACTAATTCATCTGCATAATTTGGTGCAATATATGCCGTTGCTACTTTACCTTGTTCCAATTTAACCCATTTAAGTGTGATACTAGTTCCTTTGTTTAAAAAGATTGTAAACGCTTTTGTGCTCTTACTTGTATGTACAATGTTTAATCCTTGTTTCAATATTACTTGTGAGTTGTCATCTGCAACCATAGTTACCGTTCCACTTACAGATGTTACATAGCACGATAATGTAGAATCACCTTCCGTTGCATTCTCTAAGTATTGTAGAAATGTTCCGGTATCTGTGTATTTGTCATTCTTTACAGTGATTCCTCCACTTGTGCTTGGTGTTACTGTTACATTCCAAATTTTCCAACGGTCTACTGAATAGCCTTGTTTTTCGTAGCTCGTAGCACCTCTTTGATTGATTTTAAAATCCGGATTAATCAATAAATTCGGATTGCTGAATTTATTTCCTAAATAATTTGCTAATTGTGATAACGAGCCTTTTTTCAATCCTGCGCCATTATGCACAGGCAATAAGCTTGTATCTGTAAAACTAGGTAATGCGTCTAATTCATTTACTTGCTTTCCTTCCATTCTCTATTCCTCCTTGACTTTATATGTCCAATCCGTGCCGACTTCTCCACTTGAGACCTCATAAGACCAATCGGCTAAGATTGTATTTCCTTTTTCATCTACTAAATCTTGAGCGCTTGTTGCGCTCAAATTTGTAGTAAAGTGATTATTCATCACCATTTGATTCAATGCGTTATGTGATGTGGTTACAGACTTTATTCTATCGACAAGCCACTGAATAGAAGCTTTGTCTTTGAATAGGAAAGCCATATACTAACCCCACATTGTGTTTAAATCGTTTGTGCTAATTGCAGTTAATCCTGAACTCTTAACATATCCTGATAAATCAATATCTGTATTACCAATCTTTTCAAACGTTTTGGATTCTGTAAGCCAAATATACTCATCATAAATATCTTGAGTTCCATGTGAATGTGCAATTAAATAGATAACGCCATTTGAGCCTGCAGCAGGTAATGAACTCACCTTTTCGTACTTAATAGATGTGATGTTTCCTACTGCTGAATTAATCAACGATTGTACTTGTGATTGCGTTTGATATCCTTTTCCTGCAATCGTTGAATTAACCTGTGTAGCGTTCTGAAAGCCACTGTCATTTGTTAATTGCGATACCTTTGTTGGCACTGTGACATCAACAGATTTAGCACTTGGTTTTAATGCAGTTCCATTAACCTTTACAGACTCAATCACATTCGCTTGAGCGTCACTTGCGATACCACTTAATTTGCTTTTTTCTGCATTCGTATAATCATTTGTCGATAAGCCTTTACCACTTACCACATCAACTTTTCCGCCTAATGCAGTTTTAATTTTACTGATTAATAGAGTTAATCCACTCTTATCTAAATATTCAATAGCCATTCTTTTTTCCTCCTTATAAACTATTCCATATTTCATCTAATTCATTTGTTGACACCGAAGCTACAGAACCTTCTGCCATAGCTCCAATATCCTCCGGTGTATATACCGGTCTTGTTTCTGCTTTCGCCCACGCTGGAACTGTTGGGTCTATTTCTTCAACCTCTCCAATGATTTCATTACCATTTAATTTTGGCTTGTTTCTGAGCTTTTCATAATCCGTTGTTCCAATGTATTGTTCATTTAAACCGAACTGAATGTGATCTGATTCGTCTTTAACGTCGATTTCTATACTGTTTACCAGAATCATGTAATCACTTCCTTATTTAATACACTATACACATTAACTGTTTTTATCGGCGAAGCCATCGCTATGCCGTCATATGTAATCATTCTTAGTTGGATATTGCAATTTCCGTTTTTAAAACTTAATGTTTCTTCCTGCGTTAAAATAACTGAAATAACATTGTTTTCGATTTTTAAATCTGACATGCTTTTTTTCAATAAATATCCATTTTGCTCAAATACCACATAGATATGTTCCATATCTGCTAAATCAATATAATTGACCGTGATTTGAATTGTAGGTGTTGTTCCTTGTCTCATGATTTCACCATGTATGCCCAATCGGCTAATACATTATCACCATTTTCATCGACGACATAATTATCGAAGTCAACCATTAAATTTGTACTAAAGTTATTGTTAAGCAGCATTTCAATCATGCTTTGAATCATGTTGAACATTTTTTCATCAGCCTCACGAATTGAAGAACCTAAGCTTTTTTTCTTATTCCCTTCAAAATCGATTCTTGCATCAATCAATTCTGCATCTGCGGTTGTTGAGCCCTCGCCTAAATTTGTAAATGAATCCATACGTTCATTGACAACTTTTTGATTTGAATCAATTAAATCTTTCAACGATCTTTGAGTTTTTAGTAAATTGAAAATTTGTGTCCGTACCGAATCACCTGCAGTATCATACTTGACTCCATTGTATCCGACACGAATATCAATTAATTCATTTAAATTAGTTTGACTGTTTGTCAAATTGTCAATTCGAGCCATAATTACGTTAAGTTTCGATTCGACATATTGGTCAACTAGCTGTTGCCAACTTAATTCACTAGATCCAATTTGTGAGTTTCCATTTGGCGCACGTTGCACAACGAAGCACACCTCATTTGTCACGAATTTTTTTTCGCCTCTAATTAAATGAACAGCAAGTTCAATTGGCCCACTTTCAAATAAAGGCTTTGAAGGAATATAAAAGCCTTCATCATCCATTGGCAACATTTCTTCATAAACTTTATTCTTATAAATGTAACGAATGTGAATTTGAGTTGTATAGAATTCATAATTATCTGTACCATCAATCGATAAATTTACTGGCACATGTGCAGAACCCTCTGATGATTCAAGGCTTTTAATAACAATTAGTTTTAAATCTCTTCTCATCAATTCCATATAACCACTTCCTTTCTTTTACACATAATCAATACCTACTACTAATCCATTGACAAGCGTTAATCTTAGCTTTTTTTCTTCGACTTCTCCACCGCTACCATTTGCATAACATTTAGGCCTAAAGTAGCCTAATGGAGCAGTTCCAATCGCTAATAAATTAAATGGTCCGCCATTCGCACCCCCACTTCTACCTTGATTTTGCCCGAAGTACTGACCATTGTAGTACATAGCTACGTGGCCTTTACCACCACCCATGTTGGAACCCCAAACTGCAATATCTCCGTTCTGCGGAGTAGATACGACATTACATGAATTCAACATTCCGTTAGAAGCGCGCTGAGTCCAAATATCTTGAGCACCGCCTGTGGCCGTACAGTTCGCATATGAGTATCCTAACCACTTCATGTAAAACGCGTAACCGTCCCAACATTGGGCACCGAAAGCACCATCTACATTGTGACTTGTGCCATTATAAGTATCGACGAATACAGAAAAAGGTTGAGCCATATCACTCAACCCCTACTACAATTCCGGCTTCAACTGTAATTGATTTTGTCACAGTATAAGTACCAGTGAGCCCTTTTTTACCGTCCAAAGTTATGATGCTAGCACTGTCTGAAATAGATATAGTTGAGTTTTTGGTCTGCATTCTAACATAGTTTTTGGTTACAGAAAAATTGTTATCACCGTTTGAAAGCAAAATCGAACCATCATCACTAACCGAAACACTGGTATCTCCACTGATCAGTGCCACACTATGCGATAGATACTCGCCATCGTGTTTAAAAGAACGGAACGCAATTCTTTCGGGCAATCGAGTACCATCTGAATCGATGCACTTAATATCAGACCAAACAGATCCTTGAACAGTCCCTTCGGTTCGTGGCTGCATATTGATTTCTGCTCCAATATTAATATCCTTAACAGTATTCAATACGCCTTTAAAAGTACCATCATTCATAACTAACTCACCGGTATCCATATTCAAATAAAAGCTGCCACTCTTATCTGAAAGAATCCCAGTTATAATCGCATTCGCAATTAAACCTTTTGGCCCAAACGCATTGCCCCACTTCCAATCCGTATCATCTTCATTTCTCGTGTCAGAAAATTCCAAACCGCTAGTTCCATAGCATGTTGCTCCATACGTTGGACTATCCGGATCTAAATCTTCCATCTTCATGGCTCTGTAATCCATCTTCTTTGCGATATTTCTTTGAGCGTAAAGCGAAGCTTGAGTCGCATCAATGATTCCTTTTATCTTTTCCGCAATCAAACTAGATGTTTTCTTATCAATCACCTTTTGTGCTGCCTGAATAACACTGTCCGCGTTTTCAAAATACTTCGTTTCATAATCACCTAGAGTCATACTATCGTATTTTTTTAAGATGCAATCATAATCACATTCGATTAATCTTGCCTTGGTTTCGATATTCAGCTTTCTATGTTTAATATGAGCTGTATCACCAAAGCCAATCGAAACAAGATTCTTAATATCTTTGTAAGCATCCAGTCTTGCCAAATCTACAATATCAACCTTATACGTGATATTAGGAACATCACAATTATTTTCTGTGAAATAATCAGATGCTCTTTTTCTCAACACTTTATATAAATCTTCCAAGGTGTCGCAGACTGTAATTCCATTCGATGCATCATCTTCCTGTGCATCTTCTTTTAGCTTTACGTCATCAAACTGGATAAAGCTCCAATATACATCTGGATAATTATTGATAAAAGGAGAATCAACACACTCCTCATTTGGCAATACATATCCATTGTAGGCTTGTGGATATATCCTGGTGATTAAATTTTCTGTGTTTACGACTTCCTGAACACTTTTCAAATTGTATCCGAACTCACACCGAGCACCTTTATCTGATCCGATTCTTTTATTGATCTTGATTGTGTAATCATCATAAACAATTTCTCCACCCCATCTATTCATAAATGTATTGTCTGCATTTCCATTAATAGCCTGCAGACGATTCATTTTATTGAAATAGCACGTAGAAATATCTGTGATATCCGAAATTCCTTTAAAAGACGTTCCACTCAAAATCGTATTTAACGCATCCTGGCCATTCATATTCACACATCGAGTATCCCACAAAGGCGGTGTTGTCCTGACCATGTAAAAAAGCGGATACGCTGTTACTTGAACATCATAATCCGCTTTGTCTACATGACGAATAATAAACAATTGGTCTTTATTAAATAATGTTGGAACTTTTAAAACTGCGCCATCAATGATATTTTCTGAAATATCATCAATAGGATGCACTAATTTAACATACCATTCGCCGTTCAATACAACGTGCATAACGCAGCTAGATGGATGTAGAACATAATCACCATTCTTTTCATAGCTTTTATTAAAAGGCTTATACAATTGGATCATAGTT